ATAGGCTCTTTATCCCCCTGATCGTTGTAGACAAATGTCTGTTTAGTGTCGAGATCGTAGACACCCAGACAGTGGATGCAGGTAGCATCATCGTATAGTCCGTCAGTTTCTATGTCGAAGACTAGGTTCACTTCCCCTCCAGCTCGTCAGCGAGTAAGCGCAACTCCATGTGACAGACACGGTTGTACACCACCTGATCCGCAGCAGCACGCAGGGCGGCGGCTAAGGCGGCTTCTGGTGTGGTCGCATCCTCAAACGCGACATACACCGCCTGAGCGGCGGGGGAAAGGGCGGTCATCGCGCCCTCCGGTTGCGATGCGGCGAGCAAGTGCCGTGGCCGTCACCGCCGTCACCGTCACCGCTGCCGTCACCGCTGCCGTCGCCGTCGCCATAGCCGCAACCATCGCCGTATCCGCCGCCGTGATTGTCGCCATAGCCGTAACCATCGCCGTATCCGCCGCCGTAGCAGTAACCAATGGGGCGCATCAATGTGGCATCCATCACTTCAGCCCCCAGTTTTCGGACACTGGCACGCAAAAAATCTCCGCACCTTCAGGGATGTCTACGTCGGCCATGGGCCGGAGGTCGGCCTGTGCCGTTTCGACCATCTTGGCGAACCCGATAGACTCCCACCTGAACACATGCAAGGCACGGCTAAGCCTGATGCGACCGTTCTCACGGGTGACATCACCGGCAAAAATCCAACCGCGATCAACTACGACAACAGCGCGGTTGCCGTTGGGTCGAGCGGGGGGAATAGAGTCGGCGCGAACATAGCCAACGCCGTTGATAGTCAAATGGTCAGTCATGGAGTTGCTCCAAGGCGCGACTACCAGTCCACTTGTAGGTCTTATCAACGAACTGTGCTCGTTGTACTGCCTCAGGTGTGGGGGGTTTTGGGGGAGTCAGCATTGCTTGCTGATGAGGGGACTCAAAAGTCTGTTGTTGGGTCGAACTCGTCTTCTGCTTCAGTTTCATGAAATTTACATGTAGACAGGTCGTATGTCAGCTTGCACGCGACACCAACTTCGCCTGAATAGCGATTCTTGAGGACTCGCACAGTCGTATCACTTCCTCCAGATGTGCTCTGCTGGTCTCTTTCGAGAGCAATAACTGAGTCAGAGAGTTGTGCAATTGCTGCACTTCCCCTAAGCTGTCCCAGAGTGACGCGGGCACCCTCCTCATGGTTTGTGTCACTAGACGTTCTCCGCAAATGGGATACAAGGAACATTGCGATACCTGTTCTCTCGACCAATGAGCGGAGCTTGGTCATTGTGGTATCTATCATGCGACGCTCGTCGCCATCAAGACCACTTAGAAGGATGGAGAGGTGATCTAGAAATATAATCTTGGTGTCTAACCCCTGAGCAAGATACTCTACTCGCTGGTAGATAACCTCGGGGTCGAAAGAGCCGAAGCCATCAAAAAGAAAAAGATTCCAGTTGGCAAGAGTGCTGTTATAAGCTTCGGTGAGGGTAGCTCTGTCATGTTCTCCAAGGTGTAGGGATTTGCCAACTGCGGCAGACATCAAACCGAGAGCAGTTCTCCTGTTCGATTCCTCAAGAGCCAGGTAACCGACCCGCTCTCCGTTTTGTAGAAGTGAAGTTGCAAGCTCCCTGCAGAAGCTGGACTTGCCGATACCAGATCCTGCAGTAATTGTGACAAGTTCTCCGTATCTGATACCGTGTAGCTTGTTTTGAAGTCCTGAGAAGGGGTAGTCATGATCAGCTGGTGGGGAGGGTGTAGTTACAAGTTCAAGGAGTGTCTTACCGTCTACAATTCCATCTGGACGATACGGCTTTGCATCCCATATCGCTCGACGAATTGCTTCAGAGTCATTGGCTTGGAGGGCATCTGACGCATCCTTGTAGTTCTCAAGTCTTGCGATCTTTGTCTTGCCAGGTGGCAGTACGCTTGCTGCTTCCTCCGCTGCCTTACGGCCTGCCTCGTCATTGTCGAAGAACAGGACAATCTCCTCATAACCCTGGAGCCATGGGATAGCCCGTTGCACCGACTTCCTTGCCGCAGCGGCACCGCTAGGTAGAGATACCATCGGCCACCCCGGCATAGCCTCACTACATGAAGCCGCATCGAGTTCTCCTTCGGTGATAACGACTCGTTTTCCAGTGGAGGGAAACAAATGTTGTCCAAAGAGAGTGCCTGGGACTTCTCCTTCATAACTGAATATCTTGTTTTTAGTTTTTAGTTTGCATCCACGAAGGATGCCAGCATCGTCGAAATAATGGAAGCGTAAAACGTCTCCGTCTTTATAGATTCGGTATTGCTGGCAGACTTTTTCTGAGATGCCTCGCTTCTGCAGCCTTTCGGCTGAGCCTTGTAGGTGGACATGGTGAGACATTGTGTGAGTGTGAAGGGGTTGATCTACTTGCCCATATGTATTGCAAGAGAAACAAAAAGTGTGGCCATCCGAATACAGCGAGTTAGCATCAGATGACCCACAGGTATCACACGGTAAGTGCCTGACGAACTCGCTTCCGGATGTCTGCGTATGCTCGTGCTTGCTCATCGTGATATTCAAACCAGGAATCAACTGCTCGATAGAACCCTTCAATCAAGTCATCAATAGTTGCAGGATTCTGTGCATCAACATCAGCAAGGTAATCACTGAAGCCTTCAGCATAATACTCAACTGTGCCGTACTCTACGTTAGCCATGAGATTGGAATCGAGTGGAATGAGCAATATTGAAAGCCGTGCTTCTCGCACCACTTTGCATAGGTTGTCTTAGATCCCTTGTATATCTTGTTATAGGGGGACTGAAAGACGAAGCGAATATCCAGTTCAGGGTTTGCTGCCTTAACTGCCTTCATCTTTCTGCGGTCCTCTTCAGTGAGTTGCCCTTTGGTCTCTAGGTAGATTCCATTAGGCAGCAGAAAGTCAGGAGTGTAATTACACTGCAGCGTATAAGGTACCTTTGTGGATTCGTATTCGTATTTAACCCCCAGGTTGGTGAGAAGATCAGCAACCTTCTCTTCCAACCCAGAGCGAAAAGCCATTAGAAATCGTCTTCGTCTACTTCAGGTTCAGCCACGGCAATGTTTGGTTCACTTGCTTTGTAGCCTTTTGTCTGACCAAACAGAGCTGCCACTTCAGTTTCATCGAGATCGCCGCGATCAATACCAGCACCCCCTGCAACCGTGACGACCTGAATGCCAACCAGTTTGAGGCTGGTTCCATAGGTAACGCCATCTTTCAGGATGTAGGGTTTCTGTTTAAATGCCAGCTTGACAGTTGAACCGGAGTAGAGAGGTGTCGAGACATCTGTGATCGGAGTTCCCTCAGTGTCAACTACAGGTGGACGGTTCTCTTCATTCCAGCTGAACTTAACCTTGTATTGTCCGTCTGTCACTTCCTCCCACGGTTCAGGTTTGAGGGTGCTGCGCTTTGGGTTCTTCAGTTTCGACTCTGCCCACTTCAGAGTCTCCTTGCGGTCCTCTTCCAACACCTCCACCAGTCGTTGATCGACCAGTGCAGACAGTGAATAACCGAACTTAGAGGGTTTCAATACAGCTTGATAGCCTTCAAGGACAACAGGCTGTTGGGTAACATGAATGGTTTGTGCCATTAGCAAAAGAAATAGGTGGATTCAATCACGGATTCCGGTTCTAGGTCTCCAATGATCGGCGGTTCGGACTCTGCACCAATCTGTTGGGCAAAGTCACGTAGATAGTCATGTTCGGCAAACAGGTGCATGTATGTCTCCCGTACCAATGTGGACAGGATGGACATGTCAGTAGCCCTGCACAGCACAGAATCGTGGATCAGTGCAATCGGTGCATCAAAACGCAGGGTTGCCAAATGGAGGAGTGACGCATCCAGTGAATGGATCAGATTTGGACTAGTGGCGTTCTTGTGGTGATTGATGTCAACTTCATCCTTATCACCTGTGGCCACATGGATCTCGCAATCTCCCATCAACTGTAGCTTGAGCCTGACAACCTGCTTTTTCATCAAGCGTTGATGAACGACAAACCCAGAAGGGGTGACCCACTCCAGGTGGTCTGCACCACGCTTAATTGCTGCTGCAACCTCCTTCTCGATCCAACGCATCACCTTCATCGGGCCAGGAACGATCTGCTCCATAGCTCCACGTACGGCCTTGACGACATCGGTCAGTTCTTCCTTCTCTAGCTCAATACCATCTTCCTTGAAGGCATCACGGATGTAGCCGCGATTGGAGAATGGCTTAGCATTGTAAGGAATCGTCATCACGACCCGTTTGGTCTTTTTGCGATCCATATATGGTCGCAGACGCTCTGGGCAATCTGGTTTTGCAGCTTCTGCCACCACCTTATAAGCATCTTGCGGATGCGAACTTGGCAGGACATTAACCAGACTCGCAGTACTCTTATCACGGGCTAGACCAGCCAGGATCTGCAAGCCACTACAGGTGGCATCAGTAGCCACCATTAAGCCTGTGAATTGTCTATCAGCTGCGATCACGCAATGATAGTATTCTTCGCAGGCAGCGAGAAACTGCCACGGTTCATCTGCTGCTTCCCAATCAGGCAATGATCCAATTGGGTCTGTAGCAATCCGCGCGAGGAGTGTGACGTTATTGTCAACCCACTCAAGACGCTCAGCCATCGTAGCTTTATCTAAACCGTAGCAGGTTGCTACCTGAAAGGCCAGCCATCCCTCTGCCTCAGGTGTCATGTAAGCCTCTTCCGCAAAACGAATGAGCGACTTACCGAAATCGGTATCTTGAGGCGTTAGGAAGGCAGGGATGGGATAGGCCCTACCCCGGTAGTCAAAACTCCAGGGTAAGTAGAAGCGATCCACGTGCTTAAAACGTGCAACCGCTTCCATGGTCATCCGAGTGCGACAGGAGCGTTTGAATTCCTGTGCGTTGAGGTTCATCACCTCTGCTGCTCGTCGTCGATAGTCCTTGCGGCTGTCGTAGTTGGTCTCGATGTCAGCAGGTTTGGCAGGCAGGTCGTGATGAACAATAGGGAGGAACTTACCAACTGAGCGTTCCAGTCTGCTTAGCTCCTCAGCAACACCCACAATGAATGGGTTTAGCTTGAAAGCAACCTTCTGAATCTTGTTCAAAAAGGCGAGTGGTGACTCCCCCTGTATACACCCCACATTGCCGCGCCTCACCAGATCGTGGCCGCGCATGACCTCATTGAGCAGATAGCCACCCGGTTCTGTGTTTGTCCAATCCCGAGGTGGAATCAGCATCGGCCAGGTCAAGGGAGCAAACAACTCAGCATCGCTCATCACCTGTTCCTTGCGCTCCAGGAACTCTGGTGTGGGCACGATGTAGTTGACTCGCTTGCGTCCTTCCATCCACATCACCTTGTCGAACCATTGGCTGGTCTCAATGATGCAATCGAGCAGCCAGGTTCCTAGTTTGATGCGATTCACCCTGCCCCATGGCTGCCACTCTTCAACATCGTACCTATTCATTAGTGTACGAATAACGACGAGCTTTTGCTGGGTGCCACTGGCCTTATGCCAATAGTTCTTCTTCAAGGTGTTGAGTAAGCCCGGTGCGTTGCGTTCGTAGTGACGCATCTGACACTCAGCCTCCACAGCAGAGCCGATTGCATCGGTGACCTCCACCAGCTGATCGCTGCCCTCCTTGACGCTGAATACCTTGTCAAAGGTCACCTTGAGGGCAATGGCTGCAGCTGCTAGGGGCTCGACATCAGCCAGGTACTTCTTGATCTCTTTGAAGGCTACTCCGTTTTTCCTTTCTCGGAGTCGGTGAGCTGTTTCTTCGATACGCTCAACCAACTTAGGAAGCAGAGCATCAATAGAAGCCACGCCATAAATTGTGGCACTCGCATAACTTTTCTCTTCTAATTTCTTTGTATTCTCTTTCAGTCGCTTCAGACCTAGGCGAATCTGGTCTCTCTCAAGCTGGGCTTGCTCTTCAATTAGGGCTGGTGTGATCAATAAGATTGCTCGCTAGATTCGGTGTTTAGATCTGTGCGTATGTGGACACCTTGCAAATAAAAGCAGGTCAGCCATTATGGACCGACCTGTGCATGAGAAGGTTGTCTCTCACCCGAGAACCTGAAACTAGCGCGTCTACCAATTCCGCCACATCCGCATGGGGATTCCAGCGATTGGACTCACTGGGACGGTGGGCTTGTCAGCCACGAATGGAGCGTAGCAGACGACCCTTTAGACGCGCCTAGATGAGGTTGATGGCCTCTGTTCGGGCCTTATCGGTGGTCTTGGCGTAGCGAAGCGTGGTCTCGATTCGTTTGTGTCCCATGAGATCCATGATGGTTCTGATGGGCACGCCCGACTCGGCACACCATGTTCCAAAGCTATGCCGTAGTGTATGGAATACATAATCCTCGGACTTGCCGATGTACTTGTTCACCTTCTTGAAGGTTCGCAAGAGCTGATCCTTGTCCAACCAGTCAGCAGCAAAGACCGGGTGATGGTCTTTTTTATCAGCTAGGCGTCGGTCCACAACATTGGCGATGTGAGTGTGAATGGGGATCGATCTCCAATCACCGCTCTTGGTTGTGTTATCGGGACGACCCCCAACAAAGATCGTATTAAGACCTAGGTCGATGTCCCGTGCCTTGAGCTTAAGCAGCTCACTCTGACGCATCCCCGTGTAGGCAGCAAACAGGATGATGTCCGCTGCATCATTCCGCATAAAGGGATCGAGGGCTGCGTTGTGCAGTTGCTCAACTTCCTCCTTGGTGTAGAAGGTGATGCGTCCCTCAGTCTCCTTGCGCCTGCGAAACTTGGCAGGAGCAGGGATCAGTCCATCAAAGGCGCAGTGGTTAAGGACTGTGCTGACTGCAGACACAACTCGATTGATCGTCGCGTCGCTCTTACCCGCGTCCTCAAGCTCGATGGATACTCGGTTGATGATAGGCTGATCAATTTTTCGCACAGGGAAAGATAGTCCAACTGACGAGGTAAAGTGACCAGCATTGATTGCAGCAGTTTTTCTTCCATTGCCGTGCCTCCATGAGTGGCGAGTTGAGAAGGTGTAGTCAAGGGCTTGGCCCCAGGTTTTGATGTCAGTCAAAGAGAATCGCCTCAATCTGTTTGCATAGGGCTTTGCCCTTGGGTGTAAGCTTGAGTTGCTGGCGTCTTCTGTTTGTTGGATCTACCTCCTTGATGATTAGATCAAGACCTGGCTTGTTAATCCAGGATTGATCCGTGAGTTTGTCGGTGCAACGACTGCCAGCTGCTGTGCTGAGGTCGAGATCCTCTTCTATAGCTTGCTTGTGGCAGTTCTCATGGGCCGCCACATAGAAGAATGTGGCCAGCACCTGAGCGGGCACCTCACGGTCCAACAGGCGTAGAAGGTTCATCGCCTTCTGGACCCGCTCCATGTTGGGGTTGGTGACTTGGCGTCTGAGTGGGTCCATTGGTTACCCGTGAACAATCCCACTCTAGTCTCAGTCTACCGATGTGGACAAGTACGTCCGCATAGGATTCCTTATCCATCCCGAGGTAGAAATTACCGAAGCTAATCAATTGCATGTAGAGGGTTGTTCAACCAGTACAAATGTATCGTCAAGCAGCTGCTCCTGCGCTAATCGCAGAATTTCTTCACGATTAGGGTGGGTCTTGACTTGCTGGATCAGTTGTTGAAGGCGTCGGCTAAAAGTTCGCTCAGTCATGGTCTGCAGGGGTGAGGTGATGAATGGCTTCGTGATCAACAACAGTGAACTCAATATCAGGTGTATTGATTAACTCATCAACCTTGCGTTGAGCAGCACTATGCTTTTGGTAGGTATACTCCTTGACCTTGTGTGTCTTTAGGTTTCTAGTGCGAATGACGCAGCACACACTGCTAGGCAGCTCCCACACCGCCACCTTCCAAGACATGATTTCTTCAAAAGTGTGTGGAATGAAATGGTCATCACTCAGCTCTGCATACTCTTTCCAGTTGTTAGGGAAATAATCTTTACCAGGCATCAGCTAACCTCACGTTCAGTAGTTTCTCGTTGCGTTGTTTTGTAAGCTCTAGAGCAGACCATGCAGCATGCTCAGAGTCCTTGGCAATGAGATACCAAGTACCGCTATTGGTTGTTACTTCGTATTCTTTGTATGACCGAACAGTTGTCAGCATGATGCCTCCGATGATTGTGAATTATTTGCTAGTGGTCTCTTGCTTGAGTTGAATTACATTCGGTGCATATGTACCCTTGTGTACACGTCCTCGCGTAATAGCATCACGACATTGCTGTGCAATAACTTCGATGTCGATAGCACGATCAGTTGATGGGTTGTAATACATCAGGTTGCATTCTCCAGGGCTAGGTCTTGAAAGTAATCAGTGAAGGCATACAAGCTCTCACGTTCAATAGACGTGAATGAGTCTGTGTCCTTGAGAGCACGGTTAAGTGCCTTCAAGACAAGCTTGAACTCATCAGGGTAAACATCAACCTTGATAGCTGTTGAGAATTCAGTCATTCTTCATTAAAAGTAAAGTACTCACTGATCTCATTCATGACTCGTTGAGTGAATCGCTCAACAAGCCAATCCGCATTAGCAGTTAGGTCTTCATTAAGTAGACCTCCTATGATTCCTCGTTCAACGCAACTCTCAAGGAGTAGATAGTGTTTGACTTTCATACAACCTCCTCAATAAGGAAATCAGGATCGTTAGTCTTGTTAACCCATCGACAGTGGTTATCGTTGATAACAACAAACAGCTTGTCGTCTACATTTTGCTCAACCTTGGCAAGTACAGGGTATCTACCTATTCTGCTTTTAGCCTTGCGTGATGTTGGGGTAAGTAATATCATCAGAAGTTATTGTTGAAAAAGAACGTTGTACCATCAAACTCAACTGTGCTGAAGTCATAGCTCAGGCTATGATCCCAAACCTGCTGCCAATCAATGAAATGCCAGAGTTCAGAACCAGGGGCTGCATCATTGCTAATGCCGACACCAAGTCCTTCATAGAACTCCTCAGCAAACTCCTTCTCAGGACGCCATGAATCATTGTATCCATAAAAGGCATCATCAAACTGTTGCTGGTTCGTAATCCCCAGATCATCGAGCTTACCAACAAACTCAATGACTTGATTTACATCCCACTTATCAGCAAAGGGAATGCGATCAACAATAGCGTCATAGAGGTCTTGGTATTGCTCATCTTGTGAGTCATACCATTGTGTGAGGCTAGTGTACTCAGTGGTAGCAGTGGCAGTCATGATAGGCTCCGTGATGATTGTGAATTGATCAGGCAACAACTAGTGCATCATCTTCAGTTGAGGTATCAACAACACCCCAACCTTGTACATCCTTGGCATAGTCATTAACCAACACATCAAGTGTGTTGAGAATGTCATTGCCATCCTTCTGATTGCTAAGGCGTTGGATGTAGGACTTCTTGAGCAGTTCTTGATAAGTAGCAGGCATGATGAAAGACTCCGTGATTAAGTATGTGTTAATGGACAGGTTAGTTAAACAAACTCCATGGATGGCAACACCTGCATACCAACAGCAAGTTGATTGAAGGCGTTCTTATATGTACGAGCGATGTCGTACACATGATCAACATTATCTGTACTAATGGTCATGAGTTTACAATCCTCATGCTCACCAAGCCAGAAACCATCAACATCTTGAACTGTGTACCCATCAACGATCGTGTCTACGATGTGCAAGAACTTAGCCCATTCAATGTCAGTGACATACGAACCATTAGGTATATTGCGACCCATGAACAGTTGATACGTTGCCATTAACCGTAAACCTCCGCAGATGTCAGGTACTGATCAACCTCTTCATTGTTACTGATGAAGTCAGCAACATCATCAAGGTCATGGAATGCCTCACCATATTGGTCACCGCATCCATCAATTAGATAGTATTCATATTCATCTGTCTCTTCATTGTCAACCATGATCAGGTCAAAAGCTGTGCAATTAAGCACTGCACTCCTAAGTAGGTCAAATGTGTAAGTCATAGTCAATCCTCCGTATGTGTGTATGTGTACAGGTTTGTGCCATGATCAATTAAGCATGTGGCTCTGCATATACTTACATACATACGTGGTCGTGACAGCTGGTCGGGTTGCAACCATATCTCTGTCTCGCGGGATCGCTCGCACCGCTAGTTCCGTCTTGTGACGACCAATTAGATTGTCAAGGTTCGCAGTGGCTAGAGCCCGCTGCCCTGTCCCCCACCGAGTGGGCGAGGCACGAGTCCCTCACCCGATGAACCTAATATACCATGGTGGACAAGTGCCCGTAGTTCGCCCTGATACCAAACGGCTAATTGACCCTATCAGCGTTCCTTATGGGTATGCCAACCGTAGGGCTGCTGTGTGATGCTGGGCGTGAGTGTGAATGAATAATGGTGAGCGCATTGCTGTGTTATATTGATGTCCACCTTGCTACAATTTTCAGGTTCATGCCGCTACAATGTTCAGGAATCGTGAAAAAGTCAAAAACGTGAAAATTGTATCAGCGCGAACATCAATATAAGTGGGCATTCATGATTGGTGTCTAGAAGGCGCTACAACGCATTCAATATGCTGGTGATGTCGATATACCTGAGTGCAAGTGTAAGCACCTTGTAGGCGCTTGTAGGTGCCTCTGGTGATGATTTAGCGTTGATGGGTAGGTGAATAGTGAAATCGCTACAGATGGCATGAAATTGAGGACTATTGAGAATAGGTTGCAATAACAAATACAACTAGGACTAGTGAGCTATAACATAGTCCAACACGCTACATACCTCGTTAGATACGGCATCTAGCGATTCAAAAAGCCTCCATCCTCGCTTAATTGATACCCCGCCACGGGGGTAAAAACGTCCATCCCCCCGCGTATACCACTTCACAAAATTATGTCAAATTTCCTGAGACCACATTGCCTCACAGACATTCGGTATTTCCGAATAGAGAATATCCTGAACCTGTCCAGCAATCTGTGCGTGTTCCTTCTGGGTCCCATGAGCGGTCCTAAGGTCACAGTAATGCAACCAAGACCTAACACTACCATTCATATACAGACGTGTTGGAGCTGCCATTGGTAGCACTTCTCTAGCACACTCTTTAGCAATACCTGCATCTAGCATATCTCGATAAAGCCGATAGCTATTACAGTAGTGTTTAGCTATCTCAAACTGAAACTTCTTATCAAGTACTTCATCAAGGTTATCAATACTATTCTGTCGGTTCTTCAGATCTTGTGTTCTAAGTTGTGGAATCTCTGGCATTTCAGTTACAGCTGCATAGCGTTGACTGAATTCCTGAAAGGAGAAGGATCTATGCCGTAGGATCTGTGCTGCAATAGACCTAGTTGTATTGATCTCTACGCACATATTAACCATTTCAAAGGGAGACCAGTGTTGATGCTTGATCAGATACCTGATGAGCTTAGTTGATGTCTCAGTGTTTGATTGATTAGAGGGGTTAGACACTCTTGCCATGTAGGCAATGAGTTCTTCAGCATTAGGAGTGATGTGTACTAGAGTTGCAGAATGAGTCATTAATGGTGGATTACTTGTGGTGGTCAAGTTGTTTGTAGGCACTTACTTTGATGTCATCATAAAGTGTAGGGATATAACGTTTCCGAATATGTGGTGTATACTCGTCATCGTAGTAATCGTTGCTAACTCTGACTTGCTTCAGTTCGTTAGCAGTCCTTACACCTCTAAACAGGTAGGTAGGTTGATTACGGTATGTTCTACTCATGACTAGACAGCTGTATAATAAGTGATAACAGGGATGATCCTTTGTGATCATCAAGTGTTATCCAGTATTAAGTCTCTTAAGTGGAGTGGTAGAGGAGTTTGTGTCTTTGTGTCTGTACTTACAGAATGTCCTTCCCCAGGGACATTAGTAAAGAGGGGAAGATGAACAAGACAACTTGTTTGTCTTGGATGTCTTCCCCCACTACAGAGGGGTGGTCCACCCTCCACCTCCCTGTATACACCCCACATTGCACCTAAACCCAGTGTGGGCCTGGGTTCACACCCAGGTAGGGACTGACTTCTTACCACTCAGTCCTCTAGCCTTTTGACGTTGATCTAAACTAAAGCCAAAGACTAGGTGATCAGTCGCTGCTTGTGGGTTATCAATGAAGGATTCAAGGAGGTCTTGCCAGTCTTCTTGCTTCCTCATTTTGACTGTTTCATAGGCAGAGATCGACATAGCATCTGTGAAATACTTCACACCTTGAGCTAGAGAGTCCAATCTGTCGTCGTGTTTAACGGCTCCCTTCTCCCGACACATCCTGCTCATCTGGTAGAAAAGCATGTAAAGGAGACGTTCTTCTGGAGCTGCGTCTTTATTGGAGTTATAATCCCACTCAACAACGCTTCGATCCATGATGAGTCGGTGTTGATTCATCACTGGTTCTAGGGCATCAATGATCCGGTCTTCTTTGCGGACGTTAGCTCGTACTTCTTCAACGTCGATGGCTTGCTTAGTTTGTTGAAGATGCTTCTTAAACAGCTCTGCGACAATACCATCTCCAAAGTTGGTTTCGATGAGCAGCTTAGTAACATTATAACGTTTACAGCCCCTAAGGATGTCAAGTAAGGTGTTATCGCTATAGCCATCACGATAAGCACGTATTTCATGGACATATAAGAATCCGTTACGTTGACTGATGAATGTAGCTGCTGTCTCGTCCGTACCACGACCAGAGGGGTCTACGGAGCAGATTGTCTCCGTGTATGGCCCCCATTCCCCTTGGAGTTGCATCGGGGAGTAGAAGTAATCACCCGGTAGGCCAACCGTAGGCAGGTCTTTGAGAACATTACGAGGGTCAGAGCACCACACAACAGCATCCGGCGCTTGAGTCGGGTTAACTGATGTGACAACAAGATCAGAGAACTTAAGTGGGAACTTTTCTGCATCACTTAGAGAAGTATCTAGTTGGAACTGAAGCATAAAGTTTGAACGACCCATAGATGCTTCCCGTTCAAGGAGATCATCATTGGTGAAGCGATCAGGGTCTGTTGCGGTCCACTCTTCAGCACCCATTTCGATGTCTTCCACAAGTTGAGGAGCGAGTAGTCCTTCATATTGAGAAAGTTTATCTTTGCGGGGATAACGAGAAGTCCAGACAAAGGGTCTGTAGCTGCGTTCAGCTAATTTTCTATAGATCGTAAAGGTAGTTTGGGGAGTACCCAGGTACATGATGCGACTATCCTTTTTGGGCGTCAGGATAGATTCAGCCTCTGTACAAAGCTGTAGAAGCTTCTCTCGCATCAGTTCTGTCATGGAGTTACCAGGCACCTCTACGTCATCCAAGATCATGAGGTCTGCACGGCTACCCGTCAGCTGACCTGTGATACCAACTGACTTAACGGAAGGTGCTTGGTGAGGTGAACAGTTCACATCAAAGGAGATACGACTCCAACGAGCCTCATCACTCTTAGGTCTAAGGTGAGACAGCCAAGGCGTCTCAATAATCAGCTTCTGCAAGAAGATACTCATGTTGTCTGCACGCTCTTTAGAAGCGGAGATAATCATGATCTTCTTCTCAGCGTTATTAAAAAGAGTCCACAACACAAAGGCTCCAGTAATCCAGCTCTTACCGACTCCTCGGAAAGCTTGGATCTGAAGACGCTTGGGACCATGTTGTAGGTAGTCAGCAATTGCGTACTGTGCTCTGGTAGGAGAAGGTAAATCAAGCTGTGCCCACAGGGCTTGTAGGAACAGCTTGAAGTCTTCCCTCAACGCTGTGAGGGTATCCATAATTAAAAGAATGAAATGCTTGGGTTAAATCCAACCTTCCAAGCATTACCGACTTTCATAGTGTCAGCCCAACTGACATTACTATTGATCTTAGTGGATGGGTTGTAGATCTGCCCTTGATTAGTCCATGGGTTATATTGCCCAGTCAAGTAAGCAACAGCCTTAGCTGTACGTTCATCCATTATCGGTTTACCTTTATCTTCGCTGAAGACAGGTTTGTCTTTGGATGCGTTTGGCTTACCCTTTGTACCCATCTTCTTCGTATCGAAGATAGGCAAAGGTTTGTTAGGATCTGGCTGCTTAAAGATGGGAGACATTTGGACTGGTGTGTCAAACAATGTACGCTCCGCTTGCCGTCGCGTAACAAGTCCAGGAGTGCCACCATTTGTATAAAGACCAAAGGCATTAGAGATCGCCTTTATATCCCCAGCCTTTACTGCACCTGCAATGGTTTGAAAGTTAGGACTAGAGAGGAAGTTAGGTCCAGCGTTGTATGCAAACGACCTAAGGGCTTCTTGCTGTTGTTTGCTAAAGCTACCCCAGTTTGGCAAGGATGACAGGGGAGCTGTCACCCTATTCATATGAAACTGAAGGAGAACATCCGCTTGTTTAGGTGTTACTGTATCACCCATGCGAACAGCTCTACCATCTTGATAGCTAGTAGCTCCCCAGCCAATCGTTGGGATACCCTCACTATCTAAGTAAGCATTTGTTCTAACCTTATTACTTCCCTCAAAGAACTTTACCAAATCCATTGCACTGCGATACCGAGGACTAGCAGTTGCAAGTGTTGGCATAGTTAATCAGCGAGTTTCACACCTCGACCGGGCATATAGGTATTGTGGATTCGTTCAATGAGACCGATCTCTTTGACAATATCTCGAAGTTGAACAGCAGGATCGCCAGGCCTGATACGGGTCTTGGGATCATAGGGCTGTCCCAGAATGGCTTCCATATTGAGAGCAGCATTCTTAGAAGGTAAGAAGCCGTAGCCTGTTTGAGCCCTAGCAATGGGGTTCTTACCGTTTAGATACTTAGGGCTGATATATTTTAGCAGATGTGACAGCACATCATTGGCGCCGTCTTTTTTAGATACAGCAGCAGATGGACTGCGAGCTGAGGTTACT